TTTTAAAAGAGGTGATAAAATGCTGAAATTCAGACCGTTAAAAGCGGAAGAAATTGAGGTAAGAGTGGCACAGATAAAGGAAAAAGGTATTATATTGCTGTTATACAAAGACGCCAGATGTGATATGAACATACTTGATGAAACTGTGGGAGCTATGAATTGGCAGCGTTCACATCAGGAAATTAAGGGAAACCTGCATTGTACTGTATCAATATATGATTCTGAGAAAGGTATGTGGGTAGGTAAATCAGACTGTGGAACTGAGAGTAACACGGAAAAAGAAAAAGGAGAAGCCTCAGACAGCTTTAAGAGAGCTTGTTTTAACTGGGGAATCGGCAGAGAACTGTATACAGCTCCGTTTATATGGGTAAGCGCTGATAAATGCAATATAAATAATAAAAAATGTTATGATAAGTTTACTGTTGAAAAAATCGCTTACAACGAAAGGAAACAAATTATAGGTCTTTCAATATTAAATAATAATAAATTCAATTCTTCAAATAAGCCTTTAAGGGTGTTTGTGGCGGCAAAGAGGCCGGCTGATGATAAGGTCAGTTAAAATATGTGTGGAACGGGAAACAGAAAAAGGAACAATATTCAGGGTTCTCGTTCCACGTGAAAGTCTTACAGATGAGGTAAATAAATTCAGCGAAGATAAAGTCCTGAAAGGTGAACTTAGGATTGATGACGGAAGAACAGTAACAGCGGAGCAAAGAAGAAAGGCGTACGCTACAATAAGGGATATAGCGGCTTATACTGGTTATGTTCCTGAAGAGGCAAAGGAACGTCTTAAATATGAATATATGCTGAAAACAGATAACGAATATTTTTCACTGTCTGACTGCAGTGTGTCAACAGCGAGAGAGTTTATAAGTTTTATATTGGATTTCGCTTTGGAATGGGGAATACCCATTACGGATAATTTAGTAAACCGCACAGACGATATAGGCAAAGCGTTATACAGTGCTTTGAAAAATAAGAGGTGCGCCTGCTGTGGGGCGGACGGTGAAATACATCATGTTGATGTGATAGGTATGGGAAACAATCGAAGAAAGCTTGATGACAGAAATCACCGGAAAATTTGCTTGTGCAGGAAGCACCATACAGAGGCGCACAATATAGGGTTTAAGGCTTTTAGCAAGCTATATTGTGTATACGGAATTAAGTACAGGGAGGATATATGAGAAATGAATAAAGTTATTTTAATGGGGAGGCTGACGGCTGACCCTGAGACAAAATACTCACAGGGTACAGCACCTATAGCGGTGGTAAGATTTTCACTTGCTGTGAGCAGAAGATTTAAACGTGAGAACGAGTCCGGTGTTGATTTTATAAATTGTGTGGCTTTTGGAAAAACGGGGGAATTTATAAATCAATACTTCAAAAAAGGTATGATGACGGCGGTTGTCGGAAGATTACAGGTAAGCAGTTACAAGGATAAAAGTAATAATAATCGTATAAGTACCGATGTCATCGTTGATGAGGCATATTTTGCTGAGAGCAAAAAGGCTTTTGAGAGCAGACAGCAGGGACAGACAGCCGAAAACGATAATGTTCGCTATAAAGCGGAAGATGTTACAGATGAGGACGATTTGCCGTTTTAAAGAAATGAGGGCGAAAGCCCTCTGTATTAAGATGAAGTTTAGTGAGGTGATATTTTGGGACGCAACTCAAAACAAAAAGTAGATTTTTTTCCTCACTTTGTCAGGGAAAGTAAAACAAAACGTATTCTTTCAAGGTATTGGGGAAATACAGGTTACGCATTTTGGTTTAAATTGCTGGAACTATTATGTGATGAGGATAATCAGGCGCTTGATTTATCCGGAATAGCTGAATGGGAAGATTTTTTGGCTTATACCATAACAGATGAAAATACAGCGAATGCAATAATGAATAAACTTGCTGAAATAGGAAAAATTGACGCTGAGCTGTGGCGAAAAAGAAGAATTGTTTGGTGTCAGTCTCTGGTTGAAAATTTACGTCCGCTTTACAGTAAAAGAGTTAATTCTCTCCCCGGAAAACCGCTTTTAAGTGAATTTCCGTCACGGAAATCAGAAGAAAACAGCATTTCGGACGGCAGAAATCAACATAGTAGAGTAGAGAAGAGTAAAGAAGAGGAGAGTATAGCAGAGAAGAGTAAAGAAGAGTATATTATTCCCGCTGATGAAAAAAACGAGAGCGGCGGAGAGAGCCTATCGGTTGAAATGGCCGAAGACCAGTCAGAAAAAGGCAGTTTCTCAATGACCCGTAAGCCTCGTAAAAGAAAAATAACAGGGATTCTGACCAAAAAACAGCAGGAATGGTTTGATATGTTCTGGCAGGCGTACCCAAACAAGAAATCTCCCGGACAAGCTGAGAAAACCTTTGCTAAGCTATGTTTTGAAGAGGATTTGTTTAAAGAGATTATGAACGGCGTTGAGCGGGCTAAGAAATATGACTCAAGATTCCGTGATAGAAAATATACTCCTCATCCAAGCTCATGGCTTAACGCTAAAGGCTGGCTTGACCGGTTTGATGATGAAGCAGGGAATATAAGCGGCGATAACGAATCCGGCAGAAATCAGACAGGAAATGCTTTTTTTGATATGCTTGCAGGGAATATAAGCGGTGATAATGAATCCAGCGGAAACCAGACTGGAAATGCATTCTTTGATATGCTTGTAGGGGGTGAGAAAAATGACGTATAAGGAAGTCACGTTTCTTATGGGAACGTTACAGATTGCGTATCCTAAATTCTATGCGAATATGAAAGATAAGCAATATAAAATGACAGTGGATTTGTGGGCGGCTATGCTGTCAGATATCGGTGCGGAACAAGCTGTTGAAGCTGTAAACAGTATTATTAAAACAAGTAAGTGGCCTCCGACAATAGCAGAAGTCAGAAAAGCGGCGGAACAAGCTGAAAAATTGAAATTCTTTGAGAGGATTAACAATATTAAGCAGGAACAGCTGCTTCTTGATATTAAAGACTATGATTTTATAAAAAATTACAGAGAAAAAATGAGGGTGGAAAATGAATTATAATACAAGTGATACAGAAAGAAAAGTTAATTGTCAATGTATAGCCAATTCCAACGGCATATGCAGGGTAAAAAATTGCGGCGGTGAAATAAAGAGGCTGATGATAAACGACAAAGACCCTGACAGAGCCGCTTGGAGATATGAAATTTCTTTAAAAACTTTTGAGGATGCTTTTAGTGAGGATTTTGAAAAAGAACTGGAAAGTGATGTGGATTAAATATTTTTTTATTGAAGTTCAGATATGTAAGAAAGGGTTTTAAATGGTAAAACAAATTGATGATATACAGGGAACCGAAAAAGAATTTTTGAGTATATTCAAGGAATTATGTTATTGCCGAGGCTGTCGGGAGGTATGGGCAGATTTAATAACTGTTATGGCATGTACAATCAGTAATGCGGTAGACAAAATCCCTGAACATTTTGAGAAACGAGAAAAAGAGTATGGGGACTGTATAAAACGACTTGGTTCTGTTGAGCAGGTGTCTGAAATATTTGCTGTTACGGTTATGGCGCTGGAGAGAAATCCTAACCAGGATTTTCTTGGAGAAATGTATATGAGTCTTGAGCTTGGAAGTAAATGGAATGGTCAGTTTTTTACACCATATGATGTTAGCAGAATGATGGCTGAAATAAATTTTGGAGACTGTAAAGAGCAAGTTGAAAATAAAGGTTGGATTTCTGTATGTGACCCTTGTGTCGGCAGCGGAGCAATGCTGATAGCCGCCGCGAATGTTGCAAAAAGCAAAAATGTAAATTATCAAAACAGTATTCTTTTTGCGGGGCAGGATATAGACAGGGTTGTCGCTATGATGGCGTATATACAGATTTCTCTTTTAGGTTGTCCGGGATATATTGTTGTGGGTAACACTTTGACTAATCCATTAACAGGATCAGTGCTTTTTCCAAGAGAAATGGAAGGACAGGAATATTGGTATACACCAATGTTCATCTCTGATGTCTGGAGTTTCAGGAGACTTTTTAATTCATTGAATTTTAATTGTAAAACTAAAATTGCTGAAAAAGCAAATGATAAAAAACGAGGTTTTTTTATATTCTTTAATTTGGAAGAGGGAGGTTATTATGGCAAAGAGTGTTTTAACAAAGCCGAAAGATAAAAAAATTTATACTTTCGGGGCTGATAAAATTAAGGCGGAAACAGAGACTGAGGGAAAATCGGCAAAAGGTAAAAAGAATGCTTCCAAAGGAGGAATGAGCGGGGAAACGGAGGTCATTATTGAGTATATCTCTGAAAAGTGTACCGCTGACGCTGACTATAACGCTCTGGTGCTTCAGCCACATAAGTCATGGAAAAGATGTTATGATTTTATTTTTGATAAGGCAAGAAAAAAAGCGGCGGGAAAAAACAGCTGTTATGTTAGTGACAGAACGGTCTTTGGCTGGATTGATGAGTATTTTAAAAAGGACGATAAAGCGGAAGTTGAAGCTGAAAAGAAAAAAGAAGCGGAGGCAAAAGAGAAAAAATTAAAAGAAAAAGCTGACCTTAAAAAGCGTAAAGAGGAAGCTGAAAAGAAAAAAACACTTGAAAAGGTCAAGGAAAATATTGAGGAAAATTTTGAAAAAATAAAAGAAAAAGGCAAGCGTACTGAAAAACAGCTTTCTTTGTTTGATATGCAGGGGTGATTGTATGGATAAAAGAGCTTTGGCGGCTGTGCCAAGACCGATACTCGCGGACAGGCATAAGGAGTTCCCTCTGCTTATATCTGGTATGTGTTATCTTGTTACTGTACAGAGGGAAAATATTTTGGGTATCGATACGCTGATTTTAAATTTTTTTAAGAATGACGGGGGAAAACTTATTCCGGAATTCAGAACCTTTCTTCAGATGAATGATTATATTTCACAGGACTTGACTGTTGAGAATATTAAGTGGAAAACAGGGGCAATAGACTCGCTTACGGGTTTTTATTATTGGCATAAGCAAAATGGTAACATAGTGATTTCCTCCGCTGAGGAAAGAAAACTGATAATCGATTTTATCGGCAGGTTTAAAAAGCTGAATGAAAAAGAAAAGTCAAAGTTCCGGTTTATTTCGAATGATTCGGTTGATATGGAAGTTGAAAACGGCATTAATGAATATCAAATGATAATAAAAGGACGGCGGCTCGCTGAAAAACATAGAAAGCTGAAACAGGCTATAGATTTACAAATGGAAAAGTTCGGCGGTGTTCCGAAGGATTATGATGAGTTTATAGATAAAACTGTATTCAATAAAGAACATTATATATTTTACAGCAGAAAAGCAAAAAAGGCGTATTGTACTTCCTGCGGAAAGGATTTTGATGTTACGGCAGATGGATATTTAGAGCATAGCTGTACACCTGATAACAATAACAGGCTGAGACATAACAAAACTGTAAAATGTCCGTATTGTGATAAAGATATTGTATGCAAAAGCGAGGGAATGAGCAGGGAAAAACTTGTTTCTTTACAATGGAGTGTACTTGTACAAAAGTATAAAGATGAGGTAGTTGTGAGATATTTCCGTCATACAAAGGATTTTCGGAAAGATTACAGAAATCCCGCGGTATGTACAAAAGAAATGCACCGTACTGTACACACATCGGAGGGTTCTGAAGGATATATGTGGGATAGTTTTAAAAACACAGATGAATACAGATGGTGCGAGTACAGAGAAAAAAGTTATATCCGGGGATACCCAAGTGAAATGTTTGTTCCGAGAAGTACTGTATTATACCGCTCGAATTTGGAGGAAGTTACAGCCGGTACCTGTATGAGGTACAGTGCCGCGGATATATTTGCTGATAATATAGCGGCTGACCTTCAAAATCCATGGTGTATGGATTTATATTTTGACGAGTACAGAAAGATACCGTATATTGAAAAATTTCTGAAAATTGGTTTTTATAAAATGACAAAAGAGATTTTGACGGAAGTGTTTGTACCTGAGTTTCAAAATAAAAACAGCGTGGTGGAAACGCTGATGATTGACAGGGTTAAATTTAAAATGCTGATGAATACAAAAGACCCGTCTCTGACTGACCTTAAAATATTGAGATACGCAGATAAGATAAGGGAAGAGGATTTTATAAAACTCAGGGATAAATATAATTACAATAAATATATTGACCTTATGAATTATACCTCGCTCTATAAAATTGAAAAGTATTTTACTAAAAATAATTTTGACAGAAATAGTATAAGTGATTATTTTGACTATGTAAAGTGGCTTGGTGAGCTGGGATATGATATGCGGAATGAGTTCAATCTGTACCCTAAAGTTTTTAAGGAAGCTCACGACAGAAAAATGGAGGAATATAAAATATTTATTGACAGGCGGGAACGGGAAAAGAGACTCAGGGTAAGCAGAATTATAGAGAAAATGAAAACTGACAGAGATAATATTCCTGTATTTAATATGAGCTATAAGGGTATGTTTATCAGACTTCCGGCAAACGCTGATGAAATTCGCAAAGAGGGTGAACAGCTTCATCATTGTGTCGGTACTTATGTAAACAGAGTTGCAAATGGTGAGACTGTTATACTTTTTATCCGGAAAAAGGATAATCCCGATAAGTCATGGTTTACTCTGGAATGGCAGGGAAAGATTATACAGTGCAGAGGAAAGAATAATTGTTCTATGACTGAAGAAGTGCGGGAGTTTACAGAGATTTTTTCAAAAGAAATGTTTAAGTATGAGAAGAGTCTTGATAAAAATAAAAATCGGGAGGCAGGGTAATATGTATAAAAATATTGATAGCTATCCAATTCCAAATACTTGTCCATATTGTAATTCTCCTGTGATTTTTACTTCAAACGCAGAAATTTATGGACGGCAGTATGGAAATGGAATGTGTTATAAATGTACAGTTTGCGATACTTATGTAGGAGTTCATACCGGCACAAAAATTCCATTGGGCAGACTGGCTGATAAAGAATTAAGGGATTTGAAAAAAGAATGTCATTCTTTGTTTGACCCAATATGGCGTGAAAATAAAAATATAACTCGAAGTGAAGCATACAAAAAATTAGCGGAACTTCTTAAAATTCCGGTTAATGAGTGTCATTTTGGCTGGTTTGATAAAGAAACTTTATACAAAGCAAAAACAATTATGAGTAAAGAAAATTGGGAGAAAAACGATAATGAAAAATAGTAATACAGAAACAAAACAATATATATTGGAAATACCGGGTAAACCAATGGGAAAACAAAGACCGAAATTTGGAAAGGGATTTACATATACGCCTAAGGCAACGGTTGATTATGAAAATTATGTAAAATTTACTTTTCAGCAGAAGTACGGACAGCCTAATTTGACAGGACAGATTAAGGCAGATATAAAGGTTTACTTTGATATCCCTAAAAGTACAAGTAAGATAAAAAAGACTGAAATGTTATCGAATATAATCAGACCGGTGAAAAAGCCTGACTGTGATAATATTGCTAAGATAATTCTGGACAGCCTGAATGGCATAGCTTATAAAGACGATAAACAGATTGTTCTTTTAACGGTTGAGAAATTTTACAGTGACAAATCAAGAGTGTGTTTAATGTTGCAGGAGGTTACACGTGATGAAAACGCATAAACTTTTAATAACAGATGAAATATTTAATGAGTTAAGAACAAATTTCAATTCTGTATTGATAAAAACACTTCACACAATGAGAAGTAAAGGCAGTGACAGCGGAAAAGTAAATCTGGAATTGAAAATATCATTAGAACACGGTATTTTAGAGTACAGCAGTTTTGCTTTTGGAAATGAAAAAAGAGAATATACCAACCCTGTATTCGAACACAAGGTAACCTCAACAATACAGATAAAAGATGAGGTTACAGGTAAAATTAAGGGTAAATATGAATTGGTGTCGGAAGACGGAAGTTATTATGTGCAGGAAATAGAAAATCAACAGTGTTCATTTTTTGATGATAATCCGGATTTGTAATTTTAGTATTAGGCAGGTGATATTTATGGAAAAAAGAAATAACGCCAAGGCTATAAATTGGGATTTATGCAATAGTATCTTAAATATTTTAAGAAAACTTAAAGGTCAAAAATTACGGCCGAAAACAGATAATCCATACAAAGGATAGGGGGATATAATGGCGCATACGGATTGGGTAACGGTTGGGGTGGTGTTTGCCGCTGTGTTTGCGGTTAGATTGTGGAGGAGGCTTTAATGGAAAAATACTATTCGAAAATGGATAATTCTCAGAAACTGCATTACTTAATGCTAAAGTATGATTTTGATATTAATATTACATCAGACATACATAAGAGATTGGGTGATTTTGCGCTGAGCTGTCCGTCTGATGAGGATATGGAAGCCTATGTTAAGCAGCAGGTGAGGTATTTGGAGAATATATTAAAATTCGGAAAAATGAAATTTGGAAAAATGAAAAGGAGTGTAAGTAATGATTAAAGTCGAACAAATAGATACTTGGGGAATTGAGCACGCTGTTAGAGGAATGCGCAACCCAATGAACAGCTGGGATAAGTCGGACAGCTTTAAAAATGAAACCGATATTGCTTATTATTTTAGAATAGGTTCAAATGATTTAGGACTTATGAAAAAATTAATAAAAGCAGGACAGTCGCACAGAAAATTTTTAAGACAGATTTTTGTTTCAATGGACATAACAGCACCGTTGTATTGGTGGAAAGAGTTTGACACATACAAGGTTGGAACAGTGGCTAATAGTTGTTCTACTATGCACACAATAACCAACAAGGAATTTACTCTTGATGATTTTAGCCGTGAACATTTGAATTTTATTACAAGAGGTTGTCTTGGTGACGTTATAAAACAATTGAATATTTGCAGAGAATATTACATTCGATATAAAGATAAGGATAGCTGGTGGCAGATAATACAGCTCCTTCCGTCTTCTTATAACCAGAAACGTACTGTTACAATGAGTTATGAAAATGTATTTAACATTATTGAACAGAGAACAGGGCATAAACTTGACGAATGGAGAATGTTTATTGAGGTGCTTAAAAATTTACCGTACGTAAATGAATTGTTTATTGAAAATGTTAGTAATCAGGAGGCATAATAATGGCGGAAATTAAGGAAATGATAAACCACCCTAAACATTATAATATTGAGGGGCGTAAAGAATGTATTGAGGAAATGATTGATAAGTGGGGCAAGAGTTTTGCTGCGTTGTGGTGTGAGATGACAGCTTATAAGTATGAGTACAGGGCGGGGCGAAAAGATAATAACTCAGCGGAACAGGATAATAAAAAACGTGAGTGGTATTTAAACAAAGCCGAAG